GATTGTTACATAATGTTCTTCAAATAGACTCTTCATTCCAGAGATGAATGATTCAGTCATTTCTTCTTTAAGACCAGATTCAACTGCGAGTTGATTTTCTGAAACCCACTCATCAGCCACATACTCAAGGTATGAGTCAACACGGTCTTTTAATTCTTCTTTGATTGAAGCAACTTCTTCTACGAGTTTTTCTTCGTAAGAAGCAGTTAGTTCTTCTTTAATTCCTTTTACTTTGGAATTAATTGCAGCTTCAAATATAGTTGCTGCTTTTTCTCTGAATTCTTCAGAAAGTTCTTCACCTTCGACAAGAGCATTGATGTCATCCTCTACGGAATACTCAACCACTTCTTCTTCAGATGCTTCTTCTTCAGAAACCACTTCATCCGTTGTTGTTTCCTCTTCAGAAACTACTTCGTCAGTAACCTGCTCGTCTTCGGCAACTACGTCACCTTCAACTTCTTCTTCTTCCTTCATACCTGCTGGCATTGGATCTGCGGGTTTTGCACCTTTATTGACGATATCCTTAACTTGCTTAAGTGTTGCGCCAGGTTCTTTTAGTTTTGCCGAATCATCATCGACTTTATAGTTTTGTGGAGTAGGACCGCCTAAATCTTCAACAGTACCAGTTTGACCAGGTGTTGAACCTGTTAGACTTGGCATTGCATCAGCTTTAGCAGCTCCTTTAGTTACTGCGTTTTCCATTTCTTGTAAATTGTTGCTACCAACGGACATGTGATTAAAAAAATAATAATCTGTATTTATTTATAGATCTTAGAGATTAGAGAGAAAATCGTTGAATAAATTCAACTTATGTTCTTCTAATTTTCTTTGGTCTACAAGAGTGTTTATTCTCTTTTGTGTTTTTTCTGCGAGTTCTTGACGAAGGATTCCACCTTCCCAAACCCACTCTTTTCCTTCCATAATTCCAGATACAAATGCGTCTGGTGCAGAAGGATCGGCAACGATATCAGCAGCTGTNGCTAACATGAAATCTTCACCTACAACTTTGCATCCATGAAGGTCTTCTTTGAGTGAACCAACACCACGAGAAGATACTCCAAGTGTTACACCTTCACCAATAAGATTTTGTGCAATCTTACCCATAGGTGTGGAAAGTAGTTGTGCCTTTCCTTTAAAATTATTTCCCTCTTGAACAAGAGAAGTAATCTTATGAGATACACGATCAAGGTTTACAGTAGGACCTTCGGGATGTCCGAGTTCACCTAATGCTCTACCTTTTTTAACAAAACTTTCATTGTATCTATTAACCTCTTTTGCAAGAGTATTAATTGGATACATTCTACCATTACGGTTTTTAATTTCACCTTGAAGGAATGTTCCTTCAATAAACATTTTTTTCTGAGCACCTTTACCTTCTACAATAAATTTAACTCTTGCTACTTCTTCCGTAATTAGTTTCATTAGAAATCTCCTACTATTTGAACTTCTGAGATATGTGTTTTTCCACTTCCTCTCACTGCGACCTTTACGACTTTTCTAATTTCACCTACTCCATCAGTAGCAGATAAATTAGCATCACCATAATTTAATGTGACAGTTCCAGATTGAGTGGATGTATTTCCAGATATTCCAAATGGATTTGGTCCAGTAACTGCTGTAACATCTGCACTTGTAGTATTAATACCAGTAGGTGCACACCCTGTTACTTCAACTTTATCACCAACATTAAATGGAGCTTCTGTTCCAGCTGGAAGACTAAATTTTATTGCACCAGATGCATTTGCAACTGATATTGTTTGAACCGAAGCAATACTTTCCTTAAAAACTAATGAAGTTTTTTGAGGAACATATATGCTACTATCATCTGTTGCTGTTGGGTTAGTTCCAACCTCAACAAAAGCATCACCACCAGCTGGTGTTACTCTAAGATAACCTGATTTCAATGGTATTGATGCACTTGTTGCGTTTCCAGTAACAGATGCAATTTTTTGTACGACCTTAAAAGCTGCCATTTTTTATAATCAACCGTGATAGTGTTATTTATGATTCCTCTTCTACAGAGTCATCTTCTGTATCTGCAATTGTGGGATCAAACATAGCTGTAGCAATATCTGCTCTCTGAGAATTTATTTTCTCAGCAGCCTTTGCATACAGTGTGTCTTTGATCGAATCAGATATATCCGATGCGGATTTATCCATTGCAATCATATCAAGTAATTCATCCATATTTAATATTATGTTAAGATATCTTGACTATTTATATCTCTGCGGACTTAACATCTTTTTGGAACTGAGCGTCTGCAACTGCTCCATCAGATTCTAAGTCAGGTTCTACAGGAACATTTCCTAAATCTCCACCACCTTCAAGTGGTTGTCCAGTGATAGGATCTACTGCACTTGGATCAGGAATAATACCATCTTTAATTTCTTTTTTAATTAATTCGTCCTGATCTTCAATCTCTTGATCTGTTTGACGAAGAACTTTAGTTCTTACATAATGATTGGAAAAATATTTACCAATATAGGGTTCAATTGTTGCTAATGTTCCGAGTCTTTCGTTCATTAATTCTGACTCTTTTAATTCAGCAAATTGATTGTCATATAAGAAATCATATTGAATGTGATCACTCAAAGATTCCCAATCTTCTGGTGTAATTACATTTTTTAAAATTAATTGTGTTTTAAGTAAATTATTGAATAAATTTGAAAATCTTTTTCTCAATCTTCCTACAAATTTTGCAAACTTTAATTCATCTCTTAGTATCTCTGATGAACGACCCAAATTAAATCCACCATCACTTGCGATTCTTGATTCTGGAACACCTAATGCACGATATAATTTTTTCTGAAAGTATTCAATATCTGTAAGTTCACCTAAGTTTTGTCCACCAGGTAAAGTTGTAATTTCAGTTCCTCTACCACCTTCTCTTCTTGGTAGCCAGAAATCTTCCATCATTGACATAAACTTTCTGTCGTCACGAACTTCACCAGTTCCTGCATCATAAACAAGTTTATTACGATAACGACTCATCACTTCTTTTAGGTATTGCTCTGCTTTTACCTTTGGAAGATTACCAACATCAATATAAAATATTCTTCTTTCTGGTGCTCTTGATAATCTATAAATTACAAGACTATCTTCAATCATTCTTAATTGATTAAGTGCTTTGATTGCCTTATGTAAGTAAGATAAACAAGTTCCTTTATTACGATCAAATAATCCAGATGTTACATGACACACTGTATCTTTTGAAATTTTAATTTGTCCTTTACCACCTGCACCTGCACTAGCTGCATACATTGCTGTAGGATAACTTGGTTTTGGAGTGTAAATATAATATTCATCAATCTCAGGATAAATAACATCCTTTTTATTGCTTGCTAATGGATCTAATGGTAAATTTCCTTTGTTTTTTGTATTTTTTTCTTGACGAACAAATTTCATCTTCATTGGATCAACATATCTGATCTCTTGAATACCATCTTGTGGTCTTTTTGTATCAATAACTTTTATGTAATATAATCTTCCATCTACATACCAATTCTTAAAAATTTCATGAGACTTTTTATCAAAGTCCATCATTTCTTTAATATGAGTAAATTCTTCTCTAATTTTATCTTTTAATTTATCAGTTGCGTTTACGTTTGATAGTTCTATTTCTACTGGTGAATCATATAAATCACTGACTATACCTTCATTTACAACATCTTCAATCGCACCATCACATTCAGGATGCAGTGCCATTTCACGATATCTTTTTATTAAATCATACTCTGTACGATATACACCTTCAATATCTACATACTGACCATAAAATCCAGATTGCACAGAATAGTCAACCCCGTCCTCGTTAGATCGAGGAACGGGTGAAACTATTGAATCGGGTTTATTTTCCGAATCATCAATTGAGAATCCAAAGAGTTTTGCCATTGTATAACTATTTTTCTTTTATTATAGCACTATTTATCAGTTTTAACTTATGCTTTCTCCTCCAGCATTATCACCGACACCTTTGATTGACTCAAAGTATAGTACTTGTAATTCTACCGTAAACTCCTCTATTGTGTCAACTGTTTCGTAAGATAGATCCATTTGACTGATATTTGTTGGGAAAACATCATA